AGGACTATAAGTAGATGGCAATTACATTTGAAAACGTCATCTTTGACAAAGTTATTGACAATTTACATACTATTATTGCAGACGAATTTTCTATTCCAGTGCTGTATGATATACTTGCTGATAGAGGTAATCAAAGTTTTCTAATTACGCCAGTCAATGATGAGTATGTAGAAGAAATTAATATTGGTCAAGTTAGAAACTATACTGTCAATGTGAATTATCAGATTGATTTTGCTGGTAACTACACAAAAAACAGTATTAAACAAGTGGCATTAATTGCAGAAAGATTTAAAAGACTTATGTACAACAATAGAAATTACAGCGTAAGTGGAACAAGACAGTTTTACAACGCTGTGGTAGAAAGTATTGAGTATGGTAGAGATGAAGAAAATCCTGAATTACTTAATGCAGATATGGCTACAACAATGTCAGTAATGGAGATTGTATCGTGAAAGTAAAAGCAAAAGAATCGTACAAAAAATTATCAGATGATAAAAACATGTGTGCATTTTGGAGTCCAGCAAAGCATACGCGCTTAATGAATGGAGAAGTAGTAAATATAGATACCATACCAAAATCACTAGAAACGCATTTAGAAAGCGCAGAAGCAAAAAAGGAAGTTAAATAATGGCTGAAACAAATTTTCAATCTAGATCAAATATATCGGTTGGCATAGGTACAAAAGGCAGTAATGTCAATCTAGGAACATCCCACGCTGCTGGTGATACATGGGATTTTTTACAAGTAATCGATTTTAATGTACAACATGCTGGTGCTACTTTAGATATTGCACCAAATAAGTCTGGTATTTTTGGACAACTAGAAAGTCAAGGTCATCACAGACCAGATACTATGATGTACGAAACTACATTAACTATGCGCGGTACACCAACCGCAGTATTAAAATCATGCCTATCTTTGTTTGGCGATGGAGGTTCTGAAGCAGAGTTGACTCCAGCCACAAATACTGGTACAATGAAACATGGTACTGGAACACAGACTGCGGTTACATTATTATTTAAAAATGGTGGCTCTGACGCATCCAATATTAGTTCAGTTATGGTTGGATGTTATTGCACTAGCATGACACTTCGAGAAGATGTAGGAACAAATGGTGGAGAAATGGTAGTAGAATCAACTTTTGTTACTGGCTATAGACCAGTAGAAAACACGTTAGCAGCGAGTAGTGAAACAGCAGATACTAGCGCACCAAAAAACATTTTTTCACTTAGCACACAGACGCTAAATAGTCAGCCGTTAGTATTAAATTCATGGGAAATTAACATCACTAGACCATTAGCGAGAGTTGGTTACATTGATACAACAGATTATAATCCATATGGTTATGTACAAAATGGTCCATATGAAGTAACTGGTAATTTATTGGTTAAACGTGATGATACGATAGAAGATTTAGCAACACAGCTTAAAGGTAATAGTGCTGGTATTGCAATTGCATTAGCAGAATCGTCTGGTTTTACAATTGATATTCCAGATGCAATGATAGATAATTCTCAACCAGAAAGTGGAGATTATATGTTACAAAGTATTCCATTTAGAGCATTTGCAGCTAGTGAAACTGCCAAAATAATTGGTATCACGATCGCGTAGGACTGAAACTTTATATGCGAGAGATACATGACAGTAAAAACAGATCATGGCACATTTGATGTCACTGATATAACTTTTAAAGCAAGGCGCGAATTACATAGATTAGAGATTAAAGCAGTAGGACTAGATGGTTCAGTAGATACTGCAAAATTCTTTGATGTAATTGATTGGGTACTAAACTATGCTTTCAATGATCCAGAAAAACAACTAGCCAAGTTAGATGACAATGCGATTGATGAGGTCTTAATGCAAGTATATAACCAATACAAAGAGCCATCTAAAAAAAAGTAATTATGCACCGGGTTGCCACTTGGATGTTTTATAAGCAACAACCATCACGCAACTTGGTGTTTCCATACGAAGCACAATCCCCAACGTTAAAGAAGTCTATTACATACACAGAGGAAGAACTGTGGAGTGAAATAGATCGTGCATTAAAAGAAGATAAGGAACACAAGTTTACTCCTGGGGCAAATCTTTATTACAATTTAGTGTTTTGTGCTGATTCCAAATACTTTTGCAATGCAGAGACAAATTATATGCTAGAAGAGTATATGAGCATGAAACGATTTAATCTACCATTAGCACGATCACTTGATGATGCAGAATATGAACGCGTAGTCATCTTTTCAGCTATTGATGAAGAGTATAATGCATTGATTAACGAAGAAACAAAGAAAAGCAATGGCTGAGAAAAAATTTATTATTGAGGTCCGAAGCAAAGGTTTTGGTAAAGCCAATGCTGATATGGACAAGCTGTCAAAGAATACCAAAAGATTTGGTGATGAAACGGAAAGACTGCGAGGTAGAACTAAAGGTTTAATTGGCTCATTAGGTTCATTAAGAAATAAAATCTTAGTGTACACCTTTGCATTAGGTGGAGCTGGAGCAGCCATGAACAAGTTTCTTCAGGCTGCATCTGGTTTTCAAGATGTGCAGACTAGATTAGTTGGTTTGACTGGTAGCACCGAAGCTGCAAAAGAAGCATTTGATGCATTTAACCAAATCGCAGCCACTACACCATTTGCATTACAGGATGTGGTTAATGCTGGAGCGCAGTTAGAAGCGTTTGGTGTGGATTCTAAATCTACACTTAGTGCCGTTACTGACTTGGCTGCATTTATGGGTACAAACGCAACCGAAGCGGCAAGTGCTTTAGGTCGTGCCTTTGCTGGTGGTGCTGGAGCAGCAGATATACTTCGCGAACGTGGTATCTTGCAACTGATTAAAGATTCACAAGGAATCAAAGATTTAACCAAACTTACATTACCAGAGTTTCGCAAAGCCTTGATAAGTGCAATGGTTGATCCTGTTGCTGGTATACAAGGCAGTAGTAAAAGATTATCTGAAACCTTTACTGGTGCAGTGTCTAATATGAATGATGCTATCACTAGGTTTGCAGCAATGATAGGTGAGGTTATGTTGCCATCTATGACCAAAATGGTTAATTCAGTAGAAGGTTTTTTTCGTGCATTAAACTTGCAAAGATTATCTCAATTAGCTACTGCGTTTGGTATTGTTACTTCGGCTGTAGTTATATCAAGAATTGAATTTAGTAAGCTACTTACCATTACTACGGCTCTTGGTGGAAAATATATGCTGTTAGTTAAAGCACTTACTGCGGTAGGAGTGGCCTTTGGTATTGATAAGTTGTTACAGGCAACCAACGCTTTTTCTAGTTTAAATACGCAAACTCAAGCCTTAAATACTAGCACAAACCAACTTAACAACAGTACACAGCAATACATAAATACTTTAGGCAATCAAACAATTACATTAGGCATGGCTGCAGATGTAAAAGATCGAATTAAGAAGATAACAGCAGACACAGTGTTATTAACCATGCAAAATAATGATGTAGATGAAAAACGTATTCGGGTTGCTCAAACCATTTTTCAAGCAGAACAAAATTTATCTGATGTGATGAAAAATAAAATAAAATTTGATCTTGAAAAAGCAGCACTTGGAGAATTAAATATTAAAATAGTAGCTGGCTTAACAGAAGAAGAACAAAAAGAAGCAGAAGCAATACAAAGATTGGTAATGGCAAGAGTGCATGCGATTCACACTAGTAAAGAAATGGTTTCTGTTTCTAATAATTTATCTGGAGCTATTAGCGGCTTAGGTACTGCGATGAATATTATGAGTGAGGAAACAGATAATGCTGGTCAAGAAATGCAACAGTTCATGCGAGTAGCTGGGGCATTGCTTGCAATTGCTGGTGGTCCAGTAGGTACTGTTGGAGCAGTTTTAGGTGCTATTGGTTCATTGCCTATTGCTCATACTGGTGGTTTAATTAAAAATAATAGTATTCAGCGATTTGCTCAAGGTGGCCAGGTGCAAGGCCAAGATAATGTACCAATATTAGCACAAGCTGGTGAATTTGTAATGCAACGCAGTGCTGTGCAAAATATTGGATTACAGAACCTAGCACAGATGAATCAAACTGGTAATGCATCTAGTGGTGTTACTGTAAATATACAAGGCAACATGATTGGAAATGATGAGTTTGTTAGAGATAATTTAATTCCACAGTTGCAAAAAGCAGCTAGTCAAGGTTTAGCATAATATGGCATTAAGCAATCCGCCTATTGCGCCAGATGTAAATGAAAATTGGTTATTTCAGTTTACAGCAGATAATCAAACC